TCCTCTTGATCCATGCTATTCCACCAAATTTCTAATTCTTCTTGGCTTCTGTTGAGAATAAACAGAATGTTGTTCATATCTTTATCGTTCATATCAATCTCCTAGTTTTTCCCAAACATAATCTGATTCTTTAACATATGCGACAGGCTTTAGCCAACCATGATTGATACACTCAGCAATCAAACTTGCATAATTGTCAGGACAACGTTGACTAATTTTAAATGCCGCACGTGGTACTAATTTGATGCCATCAGTCATTATAAAGTCTGGATCACGTTGTTGTATTTCTTTAAAAATTGTACCAGTAGTAGTAAAAGTTGTCATACTAGATTACCTGTATAAGGACTGTTCAACCATTTACTATATGTTTCTGCTTGTTCTGAAATTTTTGTTAACTCATAGCGTCCACAGAATTTCATAAAGTGAATTCCCACTTGAGGAATACTTGTTACACGGACACTTTCACGAATGCGCTGGTCAACTGCATCTTTGATTTCTTGCGGCTGTGCCTTCAAGTCAATAAGAGTTTTGTTACGCTCAAATGCATCTTTAACACGAATCTCATTGCCCTCATGGTCTGTGTAACGTTGCAACATAAAATTGTTGTAGGCGAAGCCCATCTTGTGGCGATCTTCAAATGCTTCAAGGATACCTACTTTGTTCTTAGTACCTTTTTCACGACAGCCCGGAAAAGCACTGAATACGTTGTCGCCCGAATCGCCGCGGATAATTTTTTTGAATAATCCGTACTCAGGGTCTTCCAAAAGTTTTGGTTCTTTAGTTTTCTTGTCCAGTACGGGCTTGCCCGATTCTTTAAAATAGCCCTTCAATGTGATTAATTCGTTAGTCACACCATTATACTGATTGACGTTTTCACTGATTAATTGTGCGTAGTCGCCATCCGTTGAAATTATCCAGTGGTGGTCAGATGGATGCAAGTGAATGAATCTTGCAATCATGTCGTCAGCCTCAGCACGTTCATGTCGCAATACAGTTACATTAGTCTTCTCTTTAATGAAAGTTGTAAATTTCTCATACGTGTCCCAGAAAAGTTTTGACTCTTCGGCTTCTTCCTCAGTAATAGACATAGCATCAACCACACGATTCCTTTTGTATGGAGCATACAAATCTTTGCGAAAACTGCGCCCCTCTAAACAGAATACGCAGTGATCAATGCCGTAACGTTTTACTGCCTGATTGACACTAGCCAATGTTAGATGAAGGGCCATGCCTATCTTCTCTTCCGGTGTGCTGTTGCGTGATGCAACATGACGAGCACGGAAGAAAGTATTTGCAGTATCGATGAGGGCGTAATTTTGGTGTGTCATGTGTCTATTATATACTACTATTTAGTTTTTGTCAATTTCAATCGTACCGTTTATTAGCATGATCCTCAATGATACTAATTGCCATATGCATATTTGGACAAGCAGTAATCAAATTGTCTGGATTATAGTTATGATGATTTACATCATCGTGGTGCAAGTTCAATACCTTAAACCAAACCTTATTCCACACCTCATCGGTCATGGGACCTTTTCTCTTTTCAAGATTTGCCCTAATATCACGCTCACAAGTTGTCGTACCAATATCATCAATAACTTCACAACATTCACAGTGCTGTTTCTTATATGTTGAATTTAGGGCACTTGCGTCATACTTCAATTTATATGAGGGTTTAGCAATAGGTTTAGTATATGAAGGTGAGCTAGGTGTAAAGTGACTCATGTAGTATTGAAGACCCTCATCAAAAGTCATTGTTTTCTTTGAATACTCGAAATATGCTTGTTCCATCAATGATGTTCGTACTGCAAAAATATGAGTTTCGCATTTATGTACAACATACTGGGCCAAAGCATATTTTTGACTGAGAGAAATATTCAAACTATTAATAAGTTGACGCATTTGTTCGTGACTACGCATTCCTTTAAAAGGGAAACGATTGCCACGTCCCATAGTTTGGACTTGTGATGCTACAACTTCACCGGGGTTATTAGGTGAGGTCAAATACACAACACAGTCAATATCCAAGATACTAATACCGACATTACCCATATTCATTACTGACAGAACTGCAGGATACATCCCGTTAATCGGGTCATTCAGTTTCTCAATAACATGTTCTAATTTTCGCTTATTGTCAACTTTTTCCGGCTTGTAATAAGAAGAAACAATCTTTTCAAACTTAATATAATTTGACGTAGTTACTGCAAAGATGCCTGGATTAGATAATGACTTTACGTGGTCACGTAGTTCATCATGTAACCACTTGTTGTCATCAAATAATGAAATACCAGTTGTTGCACCTTTCTGCCCTGCTTTAGTTAGTACACGACCTAGCAAAGGAAAGATATTAATCTTTTCTGCTTCTTCCCAAGTTTTTTCTTCGATTGCACTGATTAATTGTAGTGTCTCTGCTAAACGAGTGTGATGAAAAGTTTTAAACTTATCAAGTACGGAGTACACATCGTTGGCAAAATGAGCCTTAGGGAAAGATTGCTTTTCCTCACGCTTTGGCATTTCGGGCAGTGGGAGAAAAGTATTTGCACCACCTGGTGTTCTTGCCAATTGACTTTTTGACAATGTTGCACTGATAGCTAATACTTTAGTGCCATTCCGGGCTAATTCTTCTGCCATTGGCTTCCAAGAAGGATCGTAGTCAGATGGTAAGTATCTACCAGAGTCGGGATTAACCATACCCTGGGTCACCTCACCGATTTGCAATCCAATATGCGCTTCATCAAAAAACGCATAATCAATCTTGAGCAACTTGTTCATACGTTGCTTGTGTGTCATAAACCACTGAATAGTTACAGACAACACAATTACCATGTTACCTATTACCTGTTTGGCAGTCTTGCCACGCTTCGCAGCCTTCTCAATGTCATCAAGTAGGGCACTCATTGCTTCACCATCGTATACTACAAATGCCTTGACTTCTCCATTTACACACTTAACGTCTTTGAAGTCCAGATAATCTACCATGTCTTGATAGAATATTTTAGTCAAGTCTCCTCTAGGCGAAGAGTACATGAACACATTTGCTGATGGGTTTTGTTGTGCAAGACAAGGGATAGTAGCACGTCCGATTGCATATGTCTTACCCGCTGACATAGGTGCTGTCAATGTTCGAATAAGAAATCCAGGACCAGTGTCCCATGCGCTAAGAATGTTTGTTAGTAGATAATCATACTGGTCCTGATCTAGACTAGCATCAGACAAAATATCGTCAAAAGTCAATGGTGTTGTCATATATCCTCGCTGTTGTAAAAGTATAATTATACTATACTTTTGTATTGTTGTCAAATTATTTCAATTTAATGCCGGCAGTCTCAAGCCTAGCAAAAACGCTATCACCAAACTTCCAATTTTCGGGCATACTTGTTTGCATGTCCAATTCATTGTCTAGTAATTCGGCTTCTTCGTTTGTAATCAATACAATAGCCAAATTGTTTTTAATCATTTGTGCTATTTCAGTTACGCTACGTTTTTCTATAGTCATATTAACCGCTTGATTATAAATCATAATGCAGGGAACAATGTGTTCCCGATATGTGTTTTCTTTAGTACGCTTTACTGATTCACCAATAGTAATTAGGTGATCGATACTATCCCCTTCAAGTAATGCTCGGGTATTCTCTAGACCGAAACCATCTTCATTATCGATAAAGTATTTGAAACGCTTGGCAATCTTTTCAAAGATATTACGCTCTGATACTTCACGTGGGATGGGCTTGATAGCTTGTCCACGAATCTTGCGTACAATAGTTGTAATAGATTCAATGGTACCGACAATGATCCAAAAGTTCTCAAGTACATCCCCGTCAAAAGGAATATTCATAAAGTCTTTTGCATCTTTGCGAGATTCAGAACGCTTACCAATTTTCTCAGTAAAGCCTTGGCCCAAAAGTTGCTTACGCATTTCGGCTACGTCTTCGGGTCGTGCAAGCCAACCTATAGTGTAGTGATTCTTCTTAATTTCACACTTTACACCATTGTTAGTATAAAGTACACAGTTATTTTGTTCTTCGTAGACACGGTCCGTGTAGCCGCGTTCCTCACATGAGTTCTTAAAAAGATTAAATGAGATAGCTGCCATAATTGATCCGTTATTCTATTGAATACGTTTATTATAGCATATATCCCATTTATTGTCAACCAGTAACTTGTTGTGTTTTTCAACACTTTGTAGTGTCACCCAAACTCAAATAAACCGGTGTCTGCCACCTTTAATCTACGGTCAGGTCTAGCCTGCTTGTGATGTTCATTTCTGATAGTAACTACTGAGTGGCACATCTTACATAAAACTTCAATATTACTAGAATTTCTGTTGCCATTGTCACCGTCAATATGATTAATATCAAGTGTACATGGATCTAGTATAGATGTGCATACACAAGGAAATCCATAATGACCATCCTTATTAGCACACCCTTGATTAGTTTTCCATTTATCTACCTCTGCTTTTCGGTGTGTTCTATGGGCTGAACAAACTTGCTTGTTAGTATTTTTTGTTTTACTGTGTTGTCCTACGGTGTTAGAACAACTTGGAATAGAACATTTTAAATAACCTAATGTTGTCATTTAACTTACCTCAGTACGACCATCGCCTAAATCTCTAGTCCTAACATTTCGCATGTCGCTACTTACTCTTTTTTCCGGATCAGCCATTTGTTGTTCAAAGGTTTCTAGAACAGTCGCTCTGCACAAATTAGTCCACCAGCGGTCTACTATATCATTATCTGTATCAGTGTCTTTCATCTTATACCCTGCACGAATAAGATTCAACACAAACTTATCATTGAAATCAAGTTCTACTGAACCGCTATTGATATCATTAGGGTCTATATCCATTCTAAGAATGTTCACATAAGGTTCCCCTGCCGCAGTAGCTTTTTCTTTTTCTGTAAGTTCAGGTGCAACTTTCTTTTCTTTAGTCTTGCGCGGTTTCTTTTCTTTCTGTACTACAGGTTCAGGTTTCTTAAATAAATTCTTTAACTTGTCAAACATTTGTATCTTTCGTATAGTTTAAAGCTGGCAAGATTCTTTGCCTTCGATTCGCACATCATATCAAAGTTCTCACAGAATGTCAATGCCCAATCGTTTACTGCTTCATTCCAATAGTAATCACTATGTGCCCGAAGCTTCTGTTTACTGTACCCCGCTTCAATCAAAGTTGCCTGGTCGGGTAATTGATTGCAGTCGTGTCCGGTAAGTACGTCCTCCCGAGAAACACTGTAGTGCATAGCAGGGCGAACACCGCGCCAACTATCAATAACCTTTTTAACAAGATCATCATTACAGTCAATATAGGTTCCTTCACGTACCCAATTATGGTGAATGTCCATGACCGTAGGTACGAGGTCAGATAATGATAAGCAGTCAGTAAGTCCATGTGTATATTCCTCATTCTCTAGTGTTAGTGTGTTTCTGGCTTCGGGGCTGAGTCTTCCGTAGACTTCTCTGATTCCGTCGGGACCTTTTCGTCCTGAGATGTGGACGTTGGTTTTGAAGTCCTGAAACTGTTTGCCATAACCCATCCATCGAACCATGTCTGCATGATACTCGAACTCCTCTATACTCTTATTTACTACTTCTTCACGGTCACTCGCTAAAACAACGAATTGGTCAGGGTGAAAACTTAGACGAACATTATTGGCCCGTGCAGTTTCACCGATTGGAGCAAACCATCGTTCTAAACTGTTTTGTACATCAGTTGAATGCCAAAAGTCTTTGTACTCATCCATAGTGTAGAAACTAAGCATGTCGCTGGTAAGACGAACCATACGCAGTCCTGGCTCTAGTGTAGCAACACGCTTAACTAGAGCATGAGTATTCATAATGTTGCGTTTAGCAACATCCATAATCTTTTCTTCTACAACATTACGCTTATTGCGCTTTGCCCAAGCTTGTGTAGTGCCACCGGTATTAAGACCCTCGGCTGAGACAATCTCACCTTTTTTGTTGATTTCCACCCATTTACACGCAAAACCGATACGTTTAGTAGTAATGTCAAAAGAGTGCATAGATAGTCCAAAGTGATAAATAATAGATGTAGTGTAGCATACCTACGCAATAAAGTCAACTATTTAGGATACCAAAATGAAAGTGAATGAAATCATTAATGAAGATTGGCAAAAAGTCAATAAAAAAGATAAAACTGATGGTATGAGCCGTAAAGCCGTCAAAGCATACCGTAGAGAGAATCCGGGTAGTAAACTAAAGACTGCGGTAACTACTAAGCCTAGTAAGTTAAAAAAGGGTAGTAAGGCTGCAAAACGCCGTAAATCATTCTGTGCTAGAATGAGCGGTATGAAGAAGGCACACGCAAGTGCCAAGACCAAACGAGATCCGGATAGCCCAATCAATAAGGCATTACGCCGTTGGAACTGCGAATCAATCGAACAACTACAAGAATTAGTTGTGTTAGCTGAACAACTGGTAGCTAAACACAAGAAGGAAGTATTATGAACTTTAAAGAATTAATGGAAGGTGTCGAACCATCAATGCCGGGAGCCCCAGAAGGCATTCAAATTATGACACCTCAGCAATTCGTTGCTAAAGCTGGCGACATGCCCGGTGAAAAAGAAGTTGATGAAGGTGAAGTTATTCCTATAGGTAAAAAACATAAGGGCGGTTTAGAAGATACACATGATTGTCCTAAGTGCGGAGGTGACTTACAAGGTGGCAAGTATATGGGACATCAAGTAAAAGTCTGTATGCCATGTAAACAAGTTTATCTACCACCCAACTCCGGTATTGACCAAAAAGGTAATCCAATACAGAATGAAAGTGAAGAACACTTAGCAAGAATTCGTAGACTATCTGGTTTAGATGAAGCTACCAAACTACCAGCACAAAGCCGTGAGTTTGGTGGTGACGAGTTCCAAGACTACATGAATCGTATCAAAGGAACTGATGATATTGATAAGAAGACTGGTCAAGTTAAGTTAGACAAAAAGGGCAATGAGAAGTATGTCTCTGGTAAAACAAAATCAGACAAGTACAAGATGCCCTATATCCATCGTTCAAGTATCATTGAATACTTAGGTCCAGATGGTAAGACTTATGATGAAGATAAGATTAAGCAATCATTATCACAGCGTCCAAAATCATTACTAAAGCAAAATGAAAAGATGAAGCACTCAAACGGAGAGTTTGAACAGTTCTTTAACGTTGGCTTTGCCGCACTGACTGGTATCGCAGTAGACGAACAAACTGATAATCTAATCATTGTCAATACATGTCCGGGTGCTGGTTCATGTAAAGTAGATTGTTTCGCTATGAAAGGTGGCAAAGTTCAGTTCAAAGCCGCATGGCAAAGTGATGGAAGAATACTAACATACTTATTGAATGATCCAGATGGTTTCTTCAATCAGTTAAGTGCAGAGATTAGTAAAGAAGAAGCAGCAGGTAAAAAAGGCGACAAGAAATTCCCTAATGGTTGGCAAACAACTGTTCGCTGGCATGATGCTGGTGACTTCTTTAGTCCAGAATATTTAGACATGGCATTGAAGATGGCTGCAAAGCATCCTGATGTTAAGTTCTATGCTTACACAAAGATGGCAGGTGCCGCACTTGCACAGAAACCACCTAACTTCATTATCAACTGGAGTGAAGGTGCTAACACAAGTCAAGAGAAACAAGTTAAAGCTAAAGACGCTAACT